CATAAAGGTAAACAAACCCCTCATGGTAATCCTATGCCATATCAAGAACTTTCACAAGAAGTTTATGAAACTTTAACTATTAAAGAAAAAAATAACTACCATATAGGTATGAGTAGATTAACTGAGGGCGAAGAGAAAAAATTTCATATAAGAATGATAAATAGATTTCGTAGAAATAACAAACTTCCTACCTTTGCGGCTTCTAAATATGGTGGGGAAAGCATAATGAATAAAACATCCACAAGGGAAGAATATGAAAACATGACTAATGATGAGAAAAGAAAGTATCACAGAAAAATGCAAAGTAGAAGTTTAAAAATAGGTAAAAAAGATAAGGCTAAATTCCATCAGAAAATGAATAATAGGTTGAGAAGGAATATCAACCTTCCCGTATTTTATTCACCGGAGGATGAACAGTAATGGACCTATTAACTGAAATGGACATGAAAATGTCTAAGAATAATTTTCCTTACTTCTTTGAAAACATATTAGGATATGAAATGGCTTCGTTCCACACTCAATGGTTAGAACTTGTACATTCAACACAGCGTACAGTTATTATATGTTCTAGGGACCACGGTAAGTCTGTATTCTTTCACGCATGGGCTGTTCACCAATTAATATTTCAAGAGCCACCATATCAAATGCTCTACATTTCCTCAAACCAAAAACAGACAATGGTTCACATGAAAGATATAGACCGCATGTTCACAAATATACCAGCATTAAGACCATTCAAACCTAAGTCTGGCTGGGCTGTAGGTTCTATGCGATTAACAAATGGCAATGAAATTTTAGAGCGTTCAGTAGGTTCTCAGATTCGAGGTCTTCACCCTCAAGAAATTATTATTGATGATCCAATGAAAGAATTTACTATAGCCGCAATACAAAGAGTTACAGATTGGTTTTGGGGAGATATGATACCTACCCTGCACCACACAGCATCATTAAGAATGGTAGGCACTCCATTTACATACACAGATATATTCGCTGAATTAGAAGAAAATAGCGAATACAGTGTTAATCACTATCCAGCAATTAACCAACATGGTGAGGCATTATGGCCTTCCCGTTGGGATATAGATTCGTTAGAAAGAAGGAAGAAAGAAATAGGCTCATCTAAATTTACTCGTGAATACTTATGTATTCCTATATCATCAAACACAATGTTGTTTACTAAAGAATATATCGACAAATCTAAAGATAGAACCGAAAGATTACTATACAGGGGTAAGGAGAGTATGAAGTATTATATAGGCTACGACCCCTCGTTATCAGTGAACGGGGACTACACAGTTATGATAGTGATAGAGGTAGACGAAGATATGAATAAAAAGATAGTACACATGGTTAGGGAAAAGAATGTAGATTTCCGTAGTCACATCACCCGCATAAGTGACCTATGTGAAAGATTTAAACCTGAAGTGGTTATGATAGAAACAAATACATTTGCCAAATCATTTAGTATGGAGTTGAGAGATATAACAGATTTCCCAGTTAGGGATTTCACAATGAGTAGGAAAAAGAAAGAGGAAATTATCCTTAACCTACAAATGAACCTAGAAAATGATAAAATTATATTCCCCTATGCTGACGATGCTGCTAAAGGCGTTAGTAATGCAATTATACAAGAATTGGAAGCATTTGGTATTAGCACACAAGGTAAAATAGAAGGTTTGGGAGCCCATGATGATTGCGTTATAGCATTGGCATTGGCTAATTATGCCACAAAGTCTTTTAACGATGCCTTTATTGATGTTGATGTAGATGGGTTATTTTCTAGTAATTTAGTATCGTCGAGGACAAATATGGGGGGTGGGATACATGGAATTAATTTTTAAAGAAGAAGAAATAGACACCGAAGAATTGCGTAGGAAATTATCTGAATACGATGAAGATAAATCAAAGGCTGATGCTGAAGCAAAGAAAAGGAAAGATGAATTACTTAGTCAAATTAAACTACAAGATTGGTTAGGCTATCAATCCTCAGATGAAACAGAAATTATTAAAGACATTTCAAAGGTGTATTCTATTAATTTATCAGAAGCAAGGTCTATGTTAAATGCTCTACCCACTGAACCCCTAATTGACAACAAAACAATACCTGAAATAACTAAAGAACTAAGAATGTTAAGAAGGGAATTAAAAGGTGGGGCTAGAGATAAAATTAGTAAAACTGTAGACCATTTAATTAACGCATATACAGAATATCTAAACAGTTGTATTAAGTCTGTATATTGGCTTAATCCGTATACAAAACCTCTCAAAACTATGACACCTAACTTAAAAATGATTAGAAAATTAGACTATATCAAAGATGGGGAAACTAGAAATATTATTATAGGCCACCTTAAAGATATATGGGAAGCCGATACTATGAAGTCTAAGTTAGATTTCGGTGCTGAGTATTGTGAATATAATAATATATTTAAAAATTCTAAAAAGGGGATTAGGTCTATTTTGAAAGATATTAATCACCAGTCTATAAGAAAGTCAAGACAAAATAATTTAGACGACATACTAATTAAATCTGTATGTAATGAACCTGGAATTACTAGTAATAAAATACACTCTATTTTACCTAAAGGTTATCATGATTCTTCTACCCCCCAAACTATATCTAAAATGTTAAAACGGTTAGATATAACAAATGTCGAAGGGGATTATTATCTCCTAAGTGATAATATTAAGAAGGATCTTTATTCTTATGTGGCTGGCTTTATTGATTCTGATGGTTACATTACTATGGATTCAACTCATTCACCAAGAGTAGGGATGGTTGCTACGGGTAATAGGGGTAAGGCATTTTTCCAAGAATTAGAAGGAGAGATGAAGATTGGTAGACTTCACCTCGACCAAAAGGTAGGGGAGAATAATAGAAGTCAGCATAGGTTAAATTTCTACAAACAAGATGATATAATTACCCTGTTAGATAAGTGTATACCGCATCTCCGCATGAAGAAAGAGCAGGGTTATTTGCTCTTAGAGGCCATTAGGATTAAAAAGAACTATAAGAAACAACCGTGGGCTAAAGATAGAGTGGGTGAAATTTTCAAACTAATTAAGTACGAAAATTGGAAAGACGCTAAAAACAAATGGGAATTTGATAAGTACGGGATTAACGAGGAAGACATAGCCAAGTATAAAGTTAATTGTAAAATGACAACAATGGATGAATTAGATTCGATAGTTAAGGAGGAATAATAATGGGTATTGCAGATAAAGTTAAAAATTTAGTTAGACGGAAAACACCTGTTCCTAAAGAGAAAGAAATATTTAATTTAGGAATACAAGAAAGGAGACACCCACAACATATGGCAGGGCCAGTATTATACCAAACTGCTAAAAATTCAACTATTGTTAGGTCTTGTATGGTACAATTAAAGACTGAAATATTTAGACGAAGTTATCAGTGGGCAAAAGCATTTGAGTTAAAATGTAAAGATTGTGGATATGAACATCAAAAAATAGTAGATGATTGTATGAATTGCGAATCTACAAATTTACGCAAACCTTCCTTTAAGCAAAAGAATTATGCAGAAAATTTCTTTAACGGGTATGTTAATGATGCCCACCAAATGTTTATAGATGTGTTAAAAGAATTAGAAACAGATTTAAATATTATAGATGATTGCTATATGATATTAGTAAAGGATTATTATTTAGACGAAAAGGGAGATATAGTATTATCCAAAATTAATGAAATTTATAGAGGCGACCCTGTTACACTATTTATAGAAACAGATGAACATGGGGATAGAGGTTTTAATCGTTTTACTTGTATCACACATAGAGACTATCATAGTACCGATGTATTCGAAAAGTGTGTAGAATGTAATGGTAAATTACACCCTATTGAATTTGTAAATAAAGTTAATGGTGAAGACCAAAATTTTATTGTAGGGGAAGTTATACATCAAAGTAAATACAGTCCTACTCGCTTATACGGACATCCACCTGTTATCACCCTATGGAATAATATCTTTACCTTAGCGGCTATGGAATCATATGTTAGTACAAGTTATTCTAAGGCTCGCACACCAAGAGGTATATTGGCTGTACAGACTAATAACATGGAGTCATTGATTAAATATTGGAAGGGTGTGAAGGAGAAGTTGGAACAGGACCCTCATTACATACCTATTATGGGTATTGAAACAGATACAGGTAGCAAAGGTTCCGTTGAATGGATACCATTTATGAATACTTTAAAGGAAATGGACTACATAGCAGTTAAGGAAGATTTAAGAGATAGGATTTGTGCTTTCTACGGAGTAAGTAAAATCTTTATGTCTGATTCAGCAGCAAGTGGAGGTCTTAATAACGAAGGTATGCAGATTCTTGTTACCAACAGGGCTGTTGAAATGGCCCAAAATGTATACAACAAATATATGTTCCCATTCTTAATGAAGCAATTTGGTATTACAGATTGGAAATTACAATTACTAAGAAGTGAGGAAGAAGATAACTTAGCAAGACTACGAAGGAGAGAAATAGAAATTAACATGGCTACACAAATTAAAAACTTAGGATTTGAAGTAGACATGGATGAAGAAGGAAACTTTATTTATAAAAAATACCCACCTAAACAAGAAGTTAATTTAGAAATGGATGCACCATCAGCAGAAGGAAAAGATGAAAAGTTAGAAACAGATCCTTACGCCGGTACAAATGTAGATGCTTCCCAATTAGGACAGATACAAGAAGAGACTATGACTAGAAATAAACCTTCAATGAGTGTTGGTCCTCCACAAAGAAATACTGGACTACCAGCACAAGCAGCAAATAATAATGTTGATAAAAGAACAGAAAGGAGAGTTGGTTAATATGAGCGAAATAGTAAGAAAAAAATTAGAAGAAGCAAGAAAGGCCCTACAGGAAGCAGAAAAGGAAGCAGATAGGCCGGTAAAGAAGGAAGTAAAAACTACAAATCTTTGTCCACCTATCCCAGAAATTCCGCCAGCAGCATTTGAAACACAACCCGATATTCCGGGTGTAATCACTGGTGGTAAAAAAGGTAATAATAAATGGCGTGAGGTTTGAATATGATTATTGCAAAGGAAGACGACCTACTAGATGTTTTAGAAGAAAATATCAAAGGAAACAAGGAAGGTAAAAAAGAAGATTTTCCCTTCGGGTATACAAATAGGGCGGGGGACTTTGTAGAGGATTTATCAGCATATATAGAATTAATGTCACCAATTAATACATTAATCCAAAATTCAATTCAGGAAATAAAAACTAGTGAAAAAGAAATACTTGAAACTAATAATAAGGTTATAAAATTAAGAAAAGAATTAAAGTTATTACCTAAGAAAAATAAAGCAAAAAACGCTAAAATCAAAAAAGGTCTAATATCTTTGCAGAAAATTATTACTATATCTAAACAAAGTATAAAGAATAACGAACAGTCTATTACTAAAGAAAAAATAGACTCTCTTATTGTTACAGAAGTTAAGAAAAAAACAAATACTAAATTAGGAGATACAGAAATTCTAAATACTTTTAAACCAATGTATGTAAAGGCTAAAAAATCTTCCGAGGGTGAAAGAACTAGAGATTTAAAAGTTAAACCTAAAGTAGAAGGAGAAAAATATATTCCCACTGAAGAAGAATTAAAGGTAATAAATAGAAAAACTTCTATTAAATACGAAGATAGAGATATTAAACCTACTGATAAATCTAAATTTATACAAATAATTCTACAAAAAATAGTTCCAACACCAACAGTCGAGGAAATTGAAAATGCTTGGGAAAAATTATTAGCAGGAGAAGATATGGGTTTTGATTCTACCGAAGAATTAGAAGAAATAAAGGCAAAATACCAAGAAACCCCAAAAGTAGATACCGATTTAAGAAAAATACTTATTAGACTTTCAAGAAAAAGTAAGGTTTCTTCTAAAACAGAACAGAAGAAAAAATATAACTCTGTAGTTATAGCAGAATTTTTTGATGCAAAAGGCACAACCCAAAAAATGCATTTCTTAGATGATACAGAAAGTGAAAAACCTTTAAGACCCTTCAAGGTAAGTCATGGGTCTTTAATAATTAGTTTAACTCATTTAAAAATGCAGGTAGGCGGTACGATGCATCACCCAAGACTAGAAACAGCGATAAACACATGGATGGGAAATAATGGCTATAACCCACTACAATTAAAACATTTACTAAATTTAGTTGAAAATTTATTTGGTGGTTCTTCTAGAAGTTCATTAGAAGGTAAAAATAACGAAGATTTTTATGATAACATATGGGAAATGCAAACAAATATTAAAGAAACCGTAGATAATAATATTATGGTAGACACTGTATTAGATAAAACTAAAATGGATACAATAAATAAAAATATATTAAAAGGTTTAGAATTAAGTAATAATTTTAGCCTAGAAGAATTAGGTAAAATAATAGTAAAAAGACCTGAAATAGAAGATAAAGTATTGAGGGATAATGTTATAAATTTTATAGACACGCCCGTTAATAATAAAACTTACGGTTATTTCATTCTTAGGGCTATCGCTACTAAAGTCCCTTATAGAATATTGTTAAGGGAGGCTAAACCAACACAAAAGAAAATAGTGCAAGACTTAAGGAATATTAATAATAAGTTGAAAAAGTCTATGGATGATCTAAACTCTAAACAAAGAAGGAAGGTCAAAACCTACCTTCAAGATGCCGACCCAACTGAATATTTTGGTGAGGAATACCTAAAATTAGGAAAACTTATAAATATATTAGACGAAGTAGAGGGTAGTACAGGCGAACTAGAAGGGCTAGAAGAAGACAATCTAAAAATGATTAAAGTAGCCGCTTCATTAAGAAAAAAGTATGAAAATTTATACAGGAAATTAAGAGAAAAAGTATACCCGGAGGAAGAAGAAGAATGAATGAAGAATATGGTGATTTAACAGTATTGTTGAAAATGTTAGTAGAGCGAGTACAAGAATTAGAAAAATATGTTTATGACGGTGACAACATTTTAATGAAGTCGGGATTAGTCAAAGTTGAAGGCTCAAGGCCACATAGGTCTACTTCACCAGTGCCAGATTCTAATGTTATTTCAAAAATGGATTGGACTCAATTAGACGATATGGTTCGAAGAATGACAGGTGAGTAATAATGGCAAAAGATGAAACAAACGGAATAGAACAATTAGATGGGGACCGTATTACTACTTTACTTTCCCAATTGAATGAGCAAGTATATTTAATCAGTAATGCTTTAGGTGTAGAAGAAGCAAAAGAAGGGAAGGGGAAGCAATCTAAGGGTAAACTTAATTTAAACACAGTTACCCAATCTGCTAATAAACCAATCCCTGTTGTTAAACAATCAAAGAAAAATCTGATGCCTACACATATGCTTTACAAAGATGAAGAAGCACCTGTTGAAGATATAGAAAAGCCGGAAGATTCACAAGATAAAGAATTAGAATCTACTTTAGAAACTGCTCTCGCTGCTCTAAAAAGATATAAACATACTCTACAAGTACCTCTAGTAGACAGTTTAACCCCAACAGATGAACAATTGTAGGGGGGATTATTATTAACCCTTTTGATATTCCTTTTGACACAATAGGTAAAAATGTAAATTCCTTTTGTAATATGATGGGTTCTAAATATTTAAATGCTATAGATAATCCTAATGATAATCAAGATTGGGAAGACCTTGTAATACAATTAAGAGAATATTTAGAAGACCCACAAATTAAAGAAGCATTCCCAAATATAGATACTAGTATTTTATATTCAGATAAAACTCTTAATGTTGATAATAAAAAGGCTAATCAATTGTATAGACTTATTTCAGGGAAAGGTAGCCCAACTCCTTTAGTAAAAGAAGATAAGAAAAATAAATTTGTCGTACCTAATAAACCCATGTATCGTATTTTTGAAATAGAAGATATGAATGAAATTAATGGTTTTACTGGAGAGTATGTAGTACAGGAAAAGTATGACGGTCTTCGTGTACAGTTACACAAGTTTGATAATAAGGTTACGATTTATTCTTATACCGGAAAAGACATTACTGATAAAATGGGTAAGGCTGTTGAAATATTAAAAAAGAGAGAATTTCCTAATTGTATTTTAGACGGTGAGGCAATCTTACATAAGGATAACGAACCTTTAATTAGAGCAGATACTTTAGCCCATATTAATAAAAAGGGTATAGAAAGTGAAGGTGAAATAAAAATATATATTTTTGATATAATGTATTTTGAAGACGAATCTACTGTTAGTGAAAAATTAGAAGAAAGATTAAAAATATTAATGCAAAACTTTGCTGTCCAATCAGATGAATATTTAGTATTTCCTAATAAGTCAAATACGAGAGATGCAGACTCCTTAAAAGAAATTGAAGAATATGCTATGGAAATAATGAATAATCCTACAAGTGAAGGGGTTGTAATTAAAGATGCTAAGTCTTCCTATGTTATAGGGAAAAAGAAAAACCCTAAATGGATTAAATGGAAAAAATTTGTAGATCTAGATGTGGTAGTATTAGAAACTAAAGAGAATAAAGATGGTACTTTTAATTATAAAATGGGTATTGGACCTGTTGATGAAGATACGAAAAAGGTACAAGAATTAGAAAAAGAATACTACATGTTTGTAGGTAAAACAACTAATACTAAAATACAGGCAGAAGTTAGTGATATTATTCGTGTGAAAATAGATGAAGTGCAGGGTAATTCCAAAAAAGGCTACAGTTTGTATAATGCTAATGTAGTGGAAAAACCAGAAACTACACAACCTGACAAATTAGTTACCTTGGAATTTTTAACAAAAGATGGTAAAAAAAGTTTATCCGACTACACAGTAGAAGCATTAAAGAAATCATATACAGTTACTGATGGGGTGCATGGTTTGGCTAAGTTTGAAGGTGAATTAGATTTAGAAGGATTTACATTTTACGGATTTACAGATAATAATTTAATGGCTAAAAATGCAGAATTAGATATAGATATTTGGAAGGATGAATTGAGGGTTGCTTATGGTAAAGATAATGGAAGGTTCTTTACCTATATCCAACAAGTCTTAAGAGATGGTCCTGCCAATATAGAATCTTTAACTAAGAAGGTTACAGAACATGATAAAGATTTAACTAATAGATTATTTGGTGGTAATAATTCACAAGATAAAATATTACAAAGGTTAAAAAAGGGTGGGGAAACCTATGGTATTATTTATGATAAAAGAAATAAAATGTTTTCTTTTGATGATATAATTATTAATAAGGCCGAGAATAAACCAAAGGGTAAATTTGAAATATGGCATAGAGAAGATAAAACACTTAACTTTGTAATTAAATATAAAGAAGGTGAAATGTCTTGGCATATTAAAGTAGATAATGAAGAAGAAATATACGACTTACTAGGGGAAGCAGGTAAATATCCTGCATCTGTTGATAAAAACCCCGATAAAGAAAAATTATTAGAAAGGGGAAGTTTAATTTTTGGTGCTAATCGAGATGGTTATCACGAATATATTTTAGATGGACCTGAAACTAAAGGTAAAATACATTTTAGAGTTCTACCAGTTAAAGATAAAGAAATGTGGCTTGCATGGACTGGTTATGAAACCAAACCCGCACCTGAATCTAGTAACAAAGGTTTATTAAATATAACTGATGATAAGTATTCAGACCTGCGGTGGTAACATGAATTGGGAAGATATACTCAAAGTAAAAGCATGTGGTCTATGTTACGTTACTGCTTATACTTATATTATAGAGGAAAATATGAAAAATGGGAGAGATGATTTAATTCTCGTTCATGCAGATGTAACAGGAACAGGTGGCGGGATAGAAGGAGTAGTGTACGGACATGCTTTTGTTTTAGATGGTAATACTGTTATTGATACTGAACAATTAAGAAAAGGCAATACATATAAATTTCCCTACGACTTCTATAAAAGAATGGGTAATGTAACTAATGAGAAAAAATATACTTTTTTAGAAGCGGCTAAAAAGTCGATAGATGCAGGAACTTATGGTCCGTGGTAATAGACAACAGGAGGAATACAAATGACATCACCCGACATACAAGCCTCATTAGAAAATGCTGATGAGATAGCAGAATTGACAGGGCGTAGTAAAGGTGATGTTATAGCAGATCTATTAGATGATGGTAAATTGAATAATTCTAACGCTATGAAGGAAAACACATCGGCTCTTGAAAAAGCCACCAGTGCAGCAAAGGCAACACATAAACTGCTAATAGCAGTTATCCCCATATTGATTCTTTTAGCAACAAGTGGCTTAGAATTAGGTGGTGTTATTAATTTAACACCTGCTGGTGCTGAAGAACCATTTTGGGAAGATGAAGAACCTGAATATGAAATCTATTGGGGTTGTACTGATTACTATGCAATTAATTATGACGATTACGCAAATGAAGATGATGGTTCATGTTATTATGAGGAAGAAGAAATATATGGTTGTATGGATGATATGGCTATGAATTATAATTACGAAGCAACAATTGATGATGGTTCATGTGAGTATGAAGAACCGGAAGAAAACTGTACTGGTTCTTTTTACAGTGCTTCAGTAGAATTAATTACATCCAATAATACAACAGATTTGAAAATCTATTGGGATGCTGATTGGTCTTGCGAAGTAAAACAGTATATTGAAGTTGATGTTGTTATTAAATGGACTGGAAATCAAACTTATTATTATAATAACTTTGCAGGTTACAATACAACAGGTCAAGAAATAGATAACAAGGTCTTTACTAAAATAAATATACCAAGTGGGAATTACGATGTATGTCTTTCTTTTTGGGTTGATATTGATGGTTGGAGAATGGACTCCGAATGGAATGAAACAAATATAACAATTGCGTGATAATTATGTGGTTTGATATTATTAAAAAACCTGAAACAACAACATTTGTTGTAAAGGATTCTATTTGGAATGCAGCAGGTGGTGAAGGTATGGATGGTATTTTAGATTTAGAAAAAAAATTAAATAGAAAATTAACCTTTGATGATTTTGATGATTCATCTGCTAATTGGCATACTGATAGATTAAATGACTTAAAAAATAAACACCCTGAAACTCATGAACTTTTAATGGATAGATTGGGTGGAATAGAAGGAACTAAAAAATTGGCAAAGAAGTATCTTAATAGAACAGAAAAATTTCCTAGTAGGTATGCTAAAACTCCCGATAATGAAATAGAAGCAAAGCGAATTTTAAATATATAGGGGAGATTAAAATGAATTGGGAAGATATTCTAAAAATAAAAGTAACTCGTACAGAACATTGGGATACAAAGGATATAAAAGAAGCATATAAAAAAATATCTAATAAGACATCCTATGATTACGAGGATATTCCTAATTGGCAATTTAGAAAACTTGTAGAATACTTTCAGTTAGATATGCAAAAGGTTTATTTTAATAAATACGACGGTGCGAATGGTCAAGGGAAAAAGGGGTTAGTTTTATTAAATAATCTTAAACCTCACAAATCTAAAGTCATAATATATCTAGATGATAAAGGCGAACATACTATGGAGTCATTTATAAAATACGAAACTAAAACAATGTCATTTATAACTAATGAATCCCATCTATTCAACGACTATTTGAACATTAGGTCGGCCAACGACCAGCGTTCAGGAGTATACTTTCAAGAAATACTTAGAAAGGATGATAAATGGAGATTCGATACAATGTTACATAATTTACTTAGCAAAGTTAGCGAGCCCGTTCATCATACTATAGGGGTAAAAACAGAACATTTCGACATACCAATTACAATAAAGGTGAATATTAGTACTTGGGAAAACCTTAGTGAATTAGAAGGATTACTTAACCAAGCCACAAACGAAGATACTAAAAAACTATTAAAAATTTGGTGGTTCTCTATTGATTGGTCTACTCAGAAAAGAATTAAGGCACAGCCTGAATTATACGCAAGATTTCAAAAGGAGATATTATCATGACATACGAAATTAGATTAGGAAAAAAAGGTTTTGATGTTATAGATACCAAAACAAATACAAAAATTAATGAAAAGCCACTATCTTCAAAATCTAAAGCAAGGGGATTAGTAAAAACTCTCACTGATAAAAAAAATGATAATAAAAAAACCCGTTCCGATTCAATGGCTATGAGAATTTTAGGTAGAAATTTAGATTAAAAAAACAAATTTCAATTGAAAAATGATTAAAAAGGTAGTTATATTTATATAGTAATCTACCGAAGACCTGTATAATGCAGTTAGAGACCCCTATGTTTGGTAAGTCCATTTCTGATGGTGGAGAATTTGTAATTCTTAAATCTGAACAAGATTTAGTTATTGCTGGATATGCTTCAGTAGATGTAGTGGATAAACAAAATGATAAAATTACACTATCCGCAATTAAAGAAGCGGCTGGTAAATTTATGAAAGGTGATCGTTATAGAAATGTAATGATTACCCATTCTAATGTACAAGTAGGGGAAGTTATGAACCAATGGTCGGATTCCAATGGTAAAGTCCTTAAAACGGGCGTTGATGATACAGGATTTTTTGTAGTGATAAAATTAAGAAATGACATAGAGAAAGCAAAAGAAGTTGCGAGAGATATTCGTAGGGGAAATTTGCGCTCTTTCAGTATTGGAGGTCAGGCAATTAGTAAAACTAATCGCTATGATGCTGATGTTGGTAGTTACAAGGAAATTGATAAACTTGAATTGCATGAAATTACTATTTGTGAAGAGGGTATAAACCCGGAAGCAAAATTTAATATTGTAAAGGAGGACAAAAAAATGACAGAAGAAATTGAAAAGGCTCTTGCAGAGTTTAACGATGTTATGGGTGAACTTAAAGGACATCTTGATACCGTTAAGAAAGACGATGAAGGAATAGATGCTTCTCTTGAAGAAGAAGTTGAAATGATGGATGAAGAATTAGAAGAAGGAGAAGAAGAGGACCTTGAATTGGGTGACTATTCAGCAGAAGATGTTGAAGAAGAACCTACACTCAAGACCGACGCTACTATTGATTATGATACATTCATTGAGCAAAAGGGAGAAGAAGTTACTACTCTCGACTTGAGTGAGGAAAACCTTGCTAAAGCATATGCTCAATTTAAGGCTGAAAAAGAAGAGGCTCGTGCATACGATTTAATCAAAGCACAATTTGAGTCCCGTTGGAACACTGAATTAGAAGTAGAAGCGGATTCTATCGCAAAGTCTACATTTGATTCTCGTAGTGAAATTAGCGAACTAAAAACAGAACTTGCAGACCTACGCAAGTCTATGGAAACTGAAACAATTGCAAAGTCGGCTGACACAGTAAATGCGTCTACCACTATTGAAGTTGATATTAGTAACATGACTTGGGCTGAAGCACATGAGTTCGCAAACAACATGAGGGTGTGAATTAAATGACAGGATATTACAAAACAATTGAAGATTTAGAAAGAGCAACATACGGAATGTCTGGTAGCGACCAACTATTGAAGGCCACTACTGGTATTCATTCTATACACGATGGCGCACAAACTCTTGGAAGTCAAGGACTTTACAACCTAGTTTACGGACAAAAGGTTTGGTCACTTATTAACCGAGAAATGAATGCTCTAAGTATTCTACCTAAGAAACCGTGGAATGCTAGTGGATGGAGAGTCCTAACTAGTCGTTCTCTTGGTGGAGCAACAGATGTATTTACTGTTGCAGATTTGGATAATCTCGGTGGAGTTGCAGAAAACGCTTCCATTTCAGGTATTACAGAAATTGCACCAACATTCGATATACTTCATGCATCTCCTAAGACTATAGCGCATACTTACGAAGTAAGTGAAATTGCACAGTTGATGGGTGGTCTTGATGATGGTATTGGAGATATTATGGCTGCATACCGAGAAGAAGTGGGAGTTTCACACGCTGAATCAATGAATAAGATGGTTATTACTGACCTAACTGAATTGGATGCTGCTGGATATGGTACTGAAGGTAACTCTTTGCTATCTTTGTATAAGATTGTTTCAACTTTTGCTGAAATGAATGCACTAACAGCAGCAGGTAGAGCCGCTTCTCCTTTGAATTTGTACGGACAAACACGACATACATCTGACACTGCTTATTTAGAAGCATATGTAGATAGCAATTCAGGAACAGACCGTCAACTTACTGTTAACTTGCTAAACACAGCACTAAGAAACTTGAATGCTCGTGGTGGAGATCCAAAGGTTATTCTAACAGGATACGACACTATTCAGGATTTGGGAGAACTTCTACAATCACAGGAAAGATTCATGGGTCGTGCAGAAGTAGTACCTACTCATGGTGGAATTAAAGGTGTTAAGGGAAGAGAGATTGGTTTCAAGGTTGCAACATACCACGATATACCAATTATCCCTGTAAAGGATATGCCTAACGGTGGTGCTGGTCTAAGTGATATGCTTATTCTAGATACAGACCATCTTTTCCTATGTACTCTAAAGCCTACTGAATATTTCGAGGCTGGAATGGATACTGGAGAAGTATTTGGACATGGTAAACTAGGACACCGTGGACTATACCGTACTGTTGCTGAAACTATGTGTACTTACTTCCGTGGTCAAGGAAAGATTATTGACTTGGTTTGAGGTGTTTTAATTGACACAACAATTCATAACAGCAATTGCTGACCATACAGGAGTTTCTGCTCCTAAAGTAGTAGGTGCAGAATATGTCGTAGACCTTTTTGTGAAAATGACAGTTTATCATACAGCAGATGTGATTAATGCTTCTGATGTAGGACTAAGTACAATTAATGCAGCAGTAATAACAGGTACAACCGGAGGTGTTTCTGATGGTAGTATGGCGAGTGGTGCTTATATTCAAGTACCTACCGCTAATGTTGCCACAGGTCTTTATACAAGTAGTACTAGTATCAAAATAGTTTTACATGATAATGATGGTGACTGTACTGTTTTATCCAATGCAACAAATATGGATGATATGACATTTAGACTCCGCATTTGGGGCAACCTTTGATTAGGTGGTTAAAATGGTAATGATTAGAAATAACGGACCAACAGTAACTACTTTGGGATTACTTTTCCAGCGTGGTTTTTGGTATGAAGTTTCTGATGGTGTAGCAAAAAGAATTACAAGTAAAAGTGCAAACTTTGAATTGGAGCAGGAAGAGGGTTCGCCCTCTCCTGTTCTTACTTCTTTAGAAGAAGAAATTATTGAAGTGGTAGCAGAAGAAGTTACTGTAGATATAGGTTCAATGTCTAAGAAGCAATTGCAAGAGTATTTATCATCATTAGGAATTACTTTTAAGAAGTTAGATAGTAAGACTAAATTACAAGATTTGGCTTTTTCACTTGATGAAGAAGAATAAACTTTATTAGTGTAGTCAACTTCACTAACATTAGAGAGGAATATATATGCCCTATGTATCAACAAAAATAACAGCAAACACTTTGATTAGTGCAACAGGTGGACTTCTAGGTGGAGTACTTATTGTAGCAGGTTCAGGTGCATCAACTACAAACAATGTTAAAGTATTTGATTCAGCAGATAATTCAGGCATACAAGTAGCCGAGTTTGATGTAACCCCCTCAGATACCGAATTATACAGAGGTTTAGACATTGTTATGAGAACAGGTATGTATGTTGAATGTGCTGCTTGGACTGAATTAGCCGTTTATGTATTACACAATTGAGGTGTAATATATGCCTAATACAAAAGTCCCAAGGATAGCAACAGATACAATCGTGTCTATTGACAATTCAGATTGGGATGAAAATGTAGCATTAAAGGCTATGGCTCGATTTTCAACACCTAATGCATATAAGGTTTTAAAAAAGTACTTTAAAGTATGGTTGATAGACGACCATTCAGATGTAAAAGGACTTGTTGGATACAATGATGATATATTCGATAATATTAATAAAATTGCATTCGCAAAACTATTAACATTAGATATAACTGCGTTAAATGTGGACAGTCTTAGCACTGATTCATTGGCTGAACCTAAAGCCGCTTTAGAAGTTTTTGACCAAATACAATTTAAAGAAAAAGGTAAAAGGGATATTGTAAATGATTCTGATATAATAGCGCAATTAGTTTCTGAAATAGGGGAATTAAAACAGCGTAAAGAAGAATTAATCGACCAAGATGATAAAGATTACATAGATAGTTATATTCAATCTTTAGAAAGTATGAAAATTAAACGAGAGGGTAAAGTAAAAATAACTTTGCAGGAAGTTTTAGAAAATAAAGGTCAGCGATTTTTTACTACAATAGATATTAACGATGAAGATATGCATGAGTTAATAGGTGAATACGGTTTTATTAAACGATTATCTACACAACAATTTGCTGAACAAACAGATAACTTGTTAGAAGGGTTATCTAATACATTAACTGATAAAATGGGAGAAACTGTAAATTTAGAAGAATATATTGATAAAAGACAAATTGCACATTATCAAAAAGAAGAAATTTTAAATTACTTGAAATCTAAATTACCCACAGGTGGTAGTATTATTGAATGGTTAGAAAGTGAAGATTCTTCCTATACAGAAAAAGATGGGGTAAAAACTGCTAATGCTTTAGGAATTACAGGTTTTGATTATTATAAATATATGCCGGATGAAATATCATTAACTGAAGAAGAAGCAAAAGATTTAAAAGAAAATGGTATTGAAGTAGACGAACTTACCATTAAAGTAGGAAAAAATTTCCCAATGACTCGTGAAACATATCGAGAGTTTTTAAGAATAATTTCTCAAGATAAGGCTTTAGGTATAATTAAAGAAAGTTTAAAAATAAGGGCTGGTCAAAAATTAGATACTGAAATTAGAGAATATTATAATAAACATTTAGATTCATTAAATATTAACCCAAAAATTAAGTCTAAAGGTGGTTTAGTTCAAAGAGATATTAAAATACCTAATACTACTTTAGCCTTTAAGCGTGGTATAAAAAGTATTAAGTTTAGGAGACAAAAATCGAACAAAGAAAGTAATATTGATGTTAATTCAGAAGGGAAAAATACAGTTGTAATAGGAAAAATACCATTCTTTTCCTTTAACTTAATACCTGAATGGAAAATAGGAAATTCATATAATACTACTAAAAATAGATTAAAAAAGCAAATACAAGTTAAAGGATCTTTTACTATTAAAGACCAAAGTCAAAATAAAAAACTAAGAAAATTAGTAAAAAATCAATCCTTGAAGGGGGACTATGTAAAAATTGATAAGTTTTTAAAAATGACTAATCGTGTTTCTGATAATACTATTAAAAGAAAATTGGAAAATCAATTTAAACCACGCTTTGAAGAATTTGTGGAGTATTATGACGAATTTATATTAATGACTCAAAAAGATAAATGGTCACAAGAATTTGAAAATGAAATAGATTTTACACAAATACAAGAATTTGAAAATTATTCATCAGATGAAATGATTGACCTTTTAATAAAAATGCATACAGAAGGTGAAAAATTAGATTTTATCCAAGAAGTACATGATGATTTAAGAAGTATACAAAGATTTCTTAATGATTATAAAAAAGAATTAAATACAAAATTTAAGAACCAAGATAAAAAATCGGGAATTACTGCTATTGATGCTGAAATAGATATGACACCCGATGAATTTAATGCATTAGATATTAACGATGAAGAAGATAATATAATAGATATTTGTGTTGATTCTATGGCTACTACAATTAGTACTGAATTAAATAAATGGGTTCCTCCAGCAGATAGCGGGGATTTAGAAACTATGGTTAGAGAATTAATAACCAATATGGGTTTAGATATGAAAGATTTTGAAAATGAAATACAATCACTTGCTGGGACAAACCCACAGTTTGTTAACTTGAGAGCAAAATTAGAAAAAGAATTTAAAGCGTTAGAAAAAACAGGTACATTTAACACTGATATTGACGAAGCAGATATTCAAGAATTATTAAAAGAATACGGCCTATATGAAAAATTAAGTCAAATATCTAAAGGTACTGATGTGACAGACCCAAGAAATCAAGGTGATATGTCAATAACTTTTAAACTTAAATTTACACCAATTGGTTTAGACTTAGATTTAGAGGCTATTTATAGTGTTAAGGAAACTAATTCCCCCACAATTACTTCAGCAACAGTCCCCAATACAAAAATAAGACAACAAGGTTCTTTTAATATTCCAGTGTCGGGCTCTAAAAGAATTAAAAGCGGCGTTGCTATTGACAGGAATAAAAAGGAATTTTATATAGAAGTAAGGCAAAATTTAATAAACTTGAAAAGGAGTGTAGGTATATGAGTAAAATATTTACACCATCCGACTCGGCTTTGAATGTTGTAGACTATTCTAACGCTAATGGTGCTTATACAACAGGTGTAAAGATTGCAGCCCTTTTAGGTATTAGTGATTTTACTACATCTACCTCACCTACTAAAGCAGAAATAGGGGATATTATTAGAAGATGTGAGGATTATGTAGATGAAGTAACTAATTCTTCATGGAGAGAAAATATTATACAAAATGAGTTTCACGATTTCCAATGGACAGCAGCATTAAAAACTGTTTGGGATGATTATAGAGGAAAAATTAGAGTCCATAATGAACATATTAGAAAGATTATTCGTATTGCTATTTGGGAAGGAGATGTATATAAAGACATAGCAAGTGTAGTTTCTATTGTAACTTTATCTGATTACAATAATATAACTTCAATTACTTTAGGTGCAGGTGGTAAATCTTGGGTTTTAACAGCAGGCACTACTAATGCCACTTTCAATAAAACATTGGGGAAAAGGAGTACGGCACAGGAAATTTGTTATTTAATTAATGAACAACCTCCGGTATTAACTGCCCCATTTACAGGTGCAACTGCAAGTAAAGTTTTGCAGGACACAGGTACTTCTAAAAATATTTCTAACTTCTTTTATGCTAATTTAGAAGAAGACGACACTGTAACAATTGTTTCTTTATTGCCCGGTTCAGACGGTTCCAATTCTACTATTACTTCTTCAGGTAGTGGTGTTAGTTATGTGGCCTTTACAGACAAAGAAACTTATGACCGTAATGGTACTTGGTGGGATATGAAAGATACAGGAGATATTTTCTTCCGTACTGAATATCCTTATCACCAAAAACATTCTATTAAAGTCACATATTCCTACGGCAATTCAAGAGTTCCTGCAATTATTGAAGATGCCGCTACAAAACTTGCTGCTTGTGAAATTATAGCAGCAGACGATTCTTATGTATTGTTAGGAGATGATAATACAAGTGGTCTAGATCTAAAGTCTAAATACGATTCGTATAAGGCTGATGTAGATAAGATTTTAAAGTTAAAGCGTAGAGTGCTATATTACTTGGATAGTTGATTGATATGAATGAAGAATGGATTCCTTTAGATAGTTGGTGGCTTGTAGTTAAAGGTCCTTCTAGGGGTAGGTCTTTTATGAAAAAATTTGAAAAAGAATTGAATAGCAGAGGCTATACAATTAATAGAAATAAAAGTAAAGCGGCTGTTGGTGGAACTCATATGAAATTAGCAATAATTGAAGAAAGTACAGGTGAAGAAAAAGAAGCAACTATTACACCCGTAGATAAAGGAAATGCGGTTAAAAATGCAGTTGCTCAAGTATTAGGAATGTTTAAGGGTAGAGGAAGAAGGGGACAAGGTAGTTTTAAATTGGAGTGAAAAAAATGTGGGAAGATATATTAAAAATGATGGTTCCGTCGGAATTTATGGAACAGGTGAAAAAGCATGTGGAAGGCGGAGAAATAGAAAATAAAACCAAACATGGTAAGAAAAAACAGGGAGATTTTGTTAGAAATGTAACCCATTTAGAATTAAGAGATAGCAATAATAGAGTATACAAATTAATGCACGACCCTAGAATATCTATAAATCCTAACCAAGAATACAGTTTCAGATTCCATAAATATGCAGGTGCTGATTTAATGAAAGAAATTAGAGGCTACAATCTAAAGAAAATGTTAGAATTATTTAAAGGAATGTGGAAATACGATTCAGAAGATATAGAAAACATGGGTCCTTTAGGAGCATTGTTAGTTGGTGGGGCTGCACAAGGAGTAAAAACAGTAGCAGAAAATGTTGAAGGTAAGGTTTAAAATGTTTAGAGGTATTCTAGAAAAATTGCAACAGGCAAATGTAGAATACGACGATACGGTTAAAAGAATTATTAGACAAAATCAAGATTTAGAAGAATTATCTGAGGAATTATTAGGTGAAAAAATGTCAGACGATATAATGGAACTGGTAATTAAACAGGAAGTTGTCGAGGCAATAAGCAAAAGAATTGCGGAGGCATTTAAATGACAGACGAAGTTACATTTTTAATTGACCTTATAGAAACAAATTGGAATGGTGCTATAACTTCTATGCTCGCAAACGGACATACAATACCTACAATACATAGAGTGCGCCCACAAATTATGGATATTCGTTCTATGGCTTCTACTCGCAATACATCAAAACCCGGAAGAGGTGGTAATAGAGTTAGAATTAGTAAAGCAAGTGAAACTA